ACGGCTTCGTCGTTGCCCGGGAATAGTTTTGAGAGAATGCTCATGCTTTTTGCGGCGGTGTCAAATTTCGACTTGTCTTTGCCGTCCTTGATGACGGTATCGACAAAACCATTTTGCATTGCTTCATCGGCGGTCATCCAAGTTTCTGCCATCATCATTTTGCGGATATCGTCCTCGTCCATGCCAGTTCGCTCGGCGTAGATGCCAGCGATCTCGGCGCTGATGCTTTCGAGTAAATCAGCCTGTTGCTTGAGTGCCCGAGCATCTCCCATGGCGATAGTGCTGGCCTCGTGTATCATCACCCGGCTCCCAGCGGTCATCTCGCGCTGGTCACCGGCCATGAGTATCACGCTGCCCATGCTGGCTGCTAGTCCGTTTACCTTAGTGGTGACGTTGACTCCCCGCGCCGACATGGAGCGCAGCGCGTTGTAAATCCGCTGGCCTTCGAATACGGAGCCGCCAGGCGAATTGATTTCTACCTCGACCAGTTCGAGAGCATCGGTAGCAGAGCATACCACCTCGCCGATGCACATCTGCGCCAGCACCGCGGATTGACCGTAGAGACGGTCTAAATCGTCGATGAGTTTGTCGGCGCTTTCCTTGTTTACCCCGGAGTTGAGTTTGATAACTCCAGCGCGGTTTTCGATTTCGATTTTCATGGTTGTTGAATGTTTGGGTCTGATGGTGCCATCTCGTTTGCGGTGAGCATGGACATCTCACGGTCGTCAATGTCCACGCCGTAAAGCACGGCAGCGTCGCGGGCTGCCAGTTTTCTCAGCGCAACCTCCTGCGCTCGCTCTGCGTAGTGCGCCTCAAGCGTTTTGCCACGCATGCTGACGATGTCGCGCATGTTAGCAGCGCCCATTTTCCAGAGTGCTTCCAGCTCTTTTGTGATCCGGCCGTCGTCAATCGTGAGCTTTGGCGGGGTCGAGAACTCCCACTGATACCAGTCCGGCGACTGCGGTAGGTCACCGCGTTTCATGGCCTTGGCGATAGCATAACCACACAGCCGCTTGGCCGCGTAGAAGAGCAGGTCTTGACGATCCTCTACCGAGCGCTGAGCCATGGCAATCTCGGTGCGCTGGGCTGTGCCGCCACCAGCCGCGTGTCCTTCGTATAGCGCCATCGGCCAGTTTAGTCCGGCGAATGCTCCCTTGAGTAGGCGGTTATGGAAATCTAGGAACGGGTTGCCGGGTCGGTTGTTTACCAGCGTCGCGATCTTGCCGCCGCTGTTGCTGCGAAAGTAGCGCACCGTGCCGCCATCGAGTGACTCAACCGTCATGCCTTTGCCAGTAGCAGTGTCGCCGATGAGAGCGTTGTATGGGTCATCGAGGTCTGGGCCGCCGGTGTCGTTGTACTCGACGAGCGAGATGCTGCTCATCTGGAGCATCGCCAATCGCTCCCACTCGGTGCTTTGGATCATGTCCCGGCAGTCGTTGATGCAGTGAGTCAATGCAGTTAGCCCTCGAGCTTGGTATTGATACTCGGGGTCGAACAGGTGGATGACGTTCTGCGCGGGTAGCCACTGATCCAGCTCGCCTTTTTTGTCGCAGAACGCATATTCTTTTGCCTCGCCGCTCGGGAAATAGGTGATGCCGTCCTGCAGCATAGCACCGCGATACATTTGCCCGTCGGTAAATCCACGCGGGGTCGCGATCCGGTGGGAGGGGATGCCCTGATACTGCGGGAATCCGGTGTCCGTCTCGGTGAGCAGAATAAAAATTTCACCATCGACATCGATGCTGGTCGAGAATCCGAACAAGTTGGTCTTGAGGTCGTGCATGCCTCCACGCCCATCGCCAATCGGATAAAAACTGTCGATCAGAAACTTGGTGGCAACTTTACCGAACGCCTCGTCGCCGCCAGTGTAGATCGGGACGAACGCTCGCCCGACGGTATACATGCCGCGTTGATTGATCGCATTCTTGATTGGCCCGAAATTTAAATAGATCCGCCGAGCATGACTTTGCAATGTCACGCGATCCATCGCAGGAACTAGGTCACTGATGTCTTTTTTCTCGACCGGCTCATACGGACGCAGACGCGTGTCCTGCGCTGCTCGTGCTGCCTTGTAACTAACCTGCCTGCCGAATTGGTCGAGTATTGCCATGATGTCCGTTGTTAAAATCGACCGAGCGACCGACTGCTGCTAGGCACGAAGCCGTTGCTCAAATATTCCATCGCCATCCGCAGTGCGGTCTGCCGCTCTGTTTCGTTTAGACCGACCAACTTTGCCATGGTCACGCCGTTCTTCGTGGCGGACGTGATGCTGTCCATGCCGCCCTTTGTGAGCGCTCCACCCATCGCCGCGTCGAACGCAGTCTTGATGGCAGCAATCCGCTGAGGGTTGCACTGGGCGTAATGGAATAAATTTCTCGCGACTTCTCGGACGTTGGCAGCCATCGACTAGCCCGCCATGTCAAACATCGAAGCCAGGGATGATCTTCAGCATAAGCGCCGCCACGATCTGCATCGCCTCCACGTCCCACGCGTGGTTGTTGTTCCGCGTCCGCGTCCAGCGATACTCGACCTGCTTGGTCTTCGAGTTGGTGACCTCCTTTTTAATCTCGCTGTCAATCTGCTTGAGGAAGTCCACCGACACATCATCTGGTATGTCCCACGATCCAGCGATCCCGGTGCGGTGCGCGTGCAGAATGTCTTTGATCCGGTCGCTCGCCCAATGCGAGTAGCGGGCTTTCCCGCCGCCCGAAGCGGTCGCGTCTTGGAATCGCGTGAACGGTCGGTGGATCACGTCGCCGTTCTGCTTCTTGTAGGCGAAGCTCTTCTGACCGCTGCCGTGCAGCGCCGTCCAGTTCATCCGGGCGCAGGCGGAATAAACTTGGTCGGTATCGTAGCCAGCATCCACGAAGACCATCTGCGGCTTGATGCTGTAGCGCAGCGCGAGGTCGTGAACGCCGTCGAACGTTTCGATCCGCCCATACCAGAGCAACATGCTTTCGCCGTTCGCCCGCCATGCCCGAACGCCTGCCCAGAAGTGATCACGCTGCTTGTCCACGGTCAGGAAGCGGTGCGCCTCATCCTCGATCTTCTGGCCGGCGGTGAACTCGCTGACGAGGTAGCCATTGCCGACAAGTGCCGAGCGGTTGTCGGTCAGATCTTCTTCCCATGTCTCGGCCAGCCGCTTCTGGATAAACTGCCGCAGCGGATCCACGTTGCCGACGCGCATCGCTGCCTTGGCCTCGATCCACAGCAGGACGATCTCCCATAGCGGCTTGCGCCAGTTCGCCAGCACGTTGTAGTGGAATCCGACGTGTCCCGGCATACCGACGGCAGTCGCGACGTATTGCCCGCCCTCGGCCAGCGCCCTCCGCGGCTGCGGCGAGTCCGGGCATGTCCAATCACATTCCGCGTTGTCGCATTTCAGCCGAGCCATCTGCGCCCGGGCCAGCGGCTCCAGCGTGTCGTCCTCATAGCCGACCACGTTGCACCACTTCCACGGCTGCACGGTGCCGCAGTCCGGGCAGGAGAAGCTGAACTCGCGCTGGTCGGAATGTCCCCATGCTTTGTCGAGGTCATCGCCTTTCACGCCCGCCTGGGAGAGGATGAAAAATTGCCGGTTCCACCGATCATGCAGACGACCCCGCGCCTCGTTCAACATGCCGGGGCGATACTGCCACGCCTCATCGCAAAACACCCGGCGCATGGATTTTGATTGGAGGCCGCTGAGGTTCGCGCCGGTGAGGAAGAGGGACATTGAGGGGAAGAGGATTTCCATCTTCCGTTTTTTGTGCCGGTCGCGTGGTAGCAGTGCAGCGGTTTCCCCCGTATTCATGATCGCATAATCCATCCTCGTCTCCGCCCAGTCCTTCAAATCGTCATCAGTCTGGCCGACAAGCAAAGTCGGGCCGGGGTCTTCGGCGATGATGTAGCACAGCCCAGCCTCCATAAAGGTCGTCTTGCCCGTGCCGATTGGCGCAAGGTAAACCACTTCCTTCACCTCAGGATCGGCGACGATGTTCAGCGGCTCGGTCTGCCATGGCGCATTCACCGTCGAGTATTTCGGGGTCAGTCCGTCGAGGATAACAACGCGATCACTTGCCCATTGGGCAGGTGTTAGGTCGCTGGGTGGCCTGAAGTTCTTGAAGAATGCCCGCTTAATGCGACG